CTAAAGTTCTAAAGGTAGAACTGACAGTAACAAACGTAACTGCAGCACCATTAGCAGGACTTGAAGCTAGTGAGGTAGTTAGTGTTAAAGTTGTTCTATTACTAGCTCCATCAAAAGCCACGCTTCCGATAGTATATGTTCCTGTAATACCTGCAACAGTAAATGTATCCCCCGCAGCTGGGCTAGTGTGAGTTGCTGCTATAATAAAAGTTGTGCCAGTCTGACTTGCACCGAAGACAACAGGTGCGCCATAAGGAGGTATAATAAAAGGATCAAACTTAGAGAACCCTAGTATACGTTTATAGCCACCTGTAATAGATGGCTCAAAGTTCTTTAAGGTTGCAGCAGATCCAGGCATGTTAATACCTTGTTGAAGAGGACTTAAGTTTGTAACTAAGCCACCCTTAAACTCTACAGGAAATGATTCTCTGTTAGTAGGCATATATTAAATTACTCTGCTTTGTGAAGCGAATGCGCCAGTAGTACTACCCGAAGTAACAGTAGAACGTATGTATTCATATTTATTAATATAGAGACTCCGCATTTGTTTAATACCTGCTTCGAAATTATTTTTCATGAGGTTAGCTTCTTGTGTCTCTCCTCTAAACATATATGCAGTAGACATTGCACCTTCTACTATGAGGTATCTAAACTGAACAGGTAAACTAGGTACGTCTGTAGCAGCAGCTAAATCAGTAGGTAATGTAAAATAATCAAAAGCTAATTCATATTGTTTGTCTGGAAAAGGGTACAATAAATAATTGTTATCTAATGTACGAACAATAAATCTAGGAGATCCAACCCCTGTAAATTGTGTTACAACAACATCGTCTGCAATAATTGTAGCTGTTGTACTATTTGCACCTCTTGTACATCCTGTAAAAGTATTAGCTGATATACCAGTATACGTTATCTGTTCTCCACCTATAAACAAAGTTCCTGTTGAAGAAAAACCTGTTGAGGATGTTACTGGTATTATTGTTACTGATGCTGATAATCCACTAGATGCGTCAATGGTTGTAGACTCTACATCATCTTCTTGATTTATATGTTGGTTATCTATGTATTCGTTATAAGGAAGAGTGCCTAAACTAAATCCATTAAAATTAATCGTACTATCTTTTTTTAATCTGGCTGTATTATAGTCAACGTATTTAGCATCGGTAGGTATTGAATAACGTGTCACTCCAGGTACAAGTGTAGTAGTGCTTGTAGAGTGATTGAAAGGGTAGGCAAACTCATGTTGATTGATGTAACGTATAGCTACATTAATAGAGTCTCTAACCATAGCATATTCACCAACTGCAGAGGTAAAGTTAGTAGCAGTAAGTTCAACCTCGTTAAGTCGTCTATTTACGTCATTAACTAAGCCTAGATAATCATATGCCATTATGTTTCCTTAAGATGTAGCAAAGGGGCCAGCGTTATGCCAGCCCCAAAGTTTAGTCTTTATGCAAGTAGGTCACGATCTACTTCTTGAGCAGTGAAGTCACCAACTTCGCTTACGTCCATCAACATAGCAAATACACGTAGTTTACCAGCAGTAAAGGTTGCCCCTGAACCTGCAATAGTAAGATCTAGTGTTTCATCTGCAGGATTAACAAGAACGCCAGCAGGTGCTACGGATGGTGCATAGACAAGATCTGCTGCTCCATCAATATCAAATGCTGCAACATACTCGTTGTTATCTGCAGCGTTACCAAGAGTTGACGTTGCGTCAGTACCTGAGTTCATAGTAGCGCTTTCCATGACCTGAAAACCAGCCCATAGAATAACGTTTGAAGCAGGTACTGTTAGTGCTTGGATGATGTCTCCAGAAGAGGCGTCAACTGCACTTGCAGTGAGATCGATAGTATTCTCGATCATATAGGGCTTTCTCGAAGGATTACCTGTCCCACGAGTCGGCGCTAAAAATGTAGTAAGAGTAGCCATAAGTTATTTCCTCCCTTAAGCTGCGTTATAACGAGCAGTTACGATTGCTTCTGGACGAAGAATCTTCCTGCCGTATAGGTGCATACCACGAACAATGTCAGCAAAGCTGTCAGGGTCACGATATGATTCTGTCTTATTGATCTGCTCTGCAGTAGCTACAGCGGAATCGTGTCCAGCCATAATTACTCCCAGATTAGTCAGTTGGTTTGCGGTTCCAGCAGTTCCCGGTCCAGTACCTAAAGCAGGTAAGTTAGACGAAGAATATACACGGAAGCCATGAAAGTTACTTACGGTCAAACCGTTACGCAACCCACCAGAATCACCGAAGTCTGCGTTCATGAAGCGTGAATCTTCATCAGCGAGGATTTCCATAAATACTGGATCGACCACTAGCCAGCGACCTTGTGAGTCAACTTGCTGTTGGTCAAGCAAACGCTTCATACGAGCAACAATCATTGCAGGAGAAACGGTTGCAGTTGGAAGCGAAGTAGCTCCCGGCATACGTGCAGTCACAGGAATTGAGTGAGTGCCAGCAGAGGTAGTAGTAATATTCCCAAAGTCACCTTTGTGAAGCTGCATGGATGAAAGCAATTCATTAGCACCTGCAGTTGAAACAGCTTTAGAGCCATTGACTGTAGTGTTAAGTGTGTCAGCTTTGCTGTGCAAAGAGGACTGCTTGTAACCAGCCATGTATCCAAGAACTTCTTGGTCATGGTTATCTGCTAAACGATATGCTGCACGATTAGATGCGAGGTCCATGAAGTTTACATGGGAATGGGCTTCTTCAATATCGTCCATCTTAAAAGCAAAATAATTCGCTTTGTCAATAGTCAATGAAAAATCGGCGTCCTCTAAATCTTGTGCTGTGACATTTGTGCCACGTGCATATTCTGAAACAGAAATCTCAGGTTCTTTTATGATCTTAACGGTATCGCCTTGACCAGAAATTTCCCCCATATAATCGGAGTTAGTGATGTCACCAACAACAGTTGACTTGCGAAACGCAAGCTGTACCTGTTTGCTGTAAATGACCGGGCTGAAATTACCATTTGGTAGATTGCCATAACCCGTAGCTGTCGTAAATGCCATTGTATTATCCTTTGCATTAGACACAGATACAAACTTAAATGGTAAATAAGGAGGCTAATTTCTTTTGGGTAACATTATTTAGAAAGTCGGCCAACCTTCTTGATAACGGGCCAAAGACATTAGGTAATCACTAGAACTATTTATGTTTGTGAAAAAAGGAGTATTGCAGGTAACCAAAACATTGGGGCTGCAATAAACCTACTGTATATAGTTATATACTTTATACAGGTATTGTCAAGTCTTTTATCGTGCGCTGCCCGAAATATCGTAAATAAAATTACCACCTCGAATAGCTTCCATGATTTCGTCTTGATGTTTTTCATACTCTTTAGAGGACATTTTGTTTACCGTTGATTCAGACATCTTGTTATTATTAGATGTAGCATCTGGCTTAGTCCTACTGTTACGAGTATTTACAGACTTAGCAGCGTCTTTGTTGTTGCTAGGTTTCTTTGTAGCTATGTTCATGTCTGCTTTATACAGATCAATCGCACGTGATGCAGACCTTGCATCGTTATCATTTTCATATAGAGCATCTTGAACCCACTTAGGTTGTTCTTCAGCCCAGTTATGAAACTCATCGCTGTCACGTATTTCGCCAAAGTCAGGGTGTACCTTTAGTAACTCTACTTCTGCACGTTCACGTGATGCAGTTTCCCGCATAGCGTCAATCTCTTTTACTTTATCCTCTAAGCCAGCCTGTTGCTCACGTGCCTTTTTAATAGCAATGGTTTCAACAATGGCAGCTACGTCAGGATATTTATTTGCCCAAGCGTCAATGTCTTCATCTGACTTAGGTAAACGCATCTCTTGCTCTGTACTCTGTTTAAGCTGCGATTCTAACTTGTTAATACGATCTTCTAAATCTTCTTTAGCTTTCTGTGATCCTCTTCGTAGATCAGCGTATCGTTTCTTGTAGCTTCTTTCTTCTGCAGTATCTGGTACAGCATCTTCTTTAGCTTGTACTTCTGCGGCTTTCTCTTCACCAGAACGCTCTTCTAACATCTGCTGTAGTTCTGCTTCGTCTTCTTCTACTCTTTCACGTACTCTACTCTTACGTTGCATCATCATAGTCTTTGGTGCTTCTTGTACTTCTACTATTTCGTTTTCCATTTTAGTTCCTGTTTACTGGGGCCACCGTAGCCTGTGTGTTGTTAGGGGGGTGAGTAGCCAGTCATATTTAGCAGATTACTTACGTGCTGCTAAACCACGCTTGTTAGTTGTTTTCTTTTTTGATTTAGGTTTACTTGCTAGGCCACCTTTATATAAACCACCAGTAAACCCTCTATCGTTACTAGATTTTTTAAAGGTAATTCCTGCGTCTTCTCTTACTGTAGATGCTGTGCCGTCTGAACCTACAGTAACTTTATCTAAGTTATCAC